CCTGTACACTCAGAAACATACCCCCCCTAGGGTAAATTATTTAATTGGGGAAATCCACTTTCCAATCGGTTTCCATACACTCACGAACATACCCTACCCCTCGCTTATTCGCTTACACGGGTATGCTGTTCATCCTCAACTAGTTGGGCTTCCTGTATTTCTATAGTCTTGCTGATCCAATGAATGGGAGGCGCTACCTTTTCCCCATTCGAAGTGATGTCTATTTGTTGTTTAGGTAAGCCAAGTCTATAGGATAACCAAAGTTTCAAGGCCTGCGTATCCCCTTCTTCGCACTTTCTCAATAAGGCTAGCCAAATCTTTTCAGGGACTGCAATAGCATCCATTTGCTCTATCAACTTGACTTCCAATATCTTAGGCGGCCTGCCTGCTCCTTCCCTTGCACCTCCCGCTCCTTTTTTATTTGTCATGACAACTAAAAATGAAATAAAATGAATATTCAAACCAAAGGTAAACTAAAAAAATAAATAAATAAATATTAAAAATATATCCCTTAAGGCTTTGAAGTTACAAGGCCTTGTAATATATTTGTATAAACATAAACACAAACACAAATGAAAAACACAAACACCACCGCAAATTTATTGGCCCTTGCATTTGTTGGCCTTGTTTCATTAGTATTTTTCGCCTTTGTAATTAGTCCCGCTTTGGGCTTTGGATTAATTGCCACCGCTAGTTTTGTATCAATCCTTTAAATATTTATTGAAATGAAAAAGACCTTGAAAGCAATCGGACTATTTATTTACTATGTAATCGCCTTAATCCCAATTTTTATTTTGGGTTACATGCTCGGCCTTAAATTAATTTAATCAACACTAACAACACAAAAACAAAAACAAAATGGAAAATTCATTTGCTTACCTGGAATCAATCGGAAAATCAAAAGTTTGGAAGGCATACGCCGATAACTTCGCCAATGAGGATATTTTAGAAGAAGGTTTCAATCCCAATTCAGGATATATTTATATCGCATTGGAAAACGGAATAACAATTGGTAGTTGTGTAGGTCAAGACGTTGAATACATTGTTTTCGATAATGAAACAGAAAACGAATTGATATTGGATAACTACGAAGAACTAGAAACTTATTTGCTGAAACAAAATTAATCCCATAACCCAAAACACTACACGAATATGAAAACTGTATTTAATTCAAACAGTCAATTGGCCCAAACTTTTGCGGCCCAATCCCAAATTTTAGGTCGTACAAAGTCAATGTTTTTTGAACATGAAACGGCCTTTTCTTACGGATATCACTATATCGCCGCAAAGTTTATCACTGCTGATAATGGGGAAAAAATTTGCTTTGTAAATCGCCGTCATTATAGTGTAACGACTGCAAAGCATTGCGGCGAACTTTTGAAAGCGATTCCCTACGGCATTAAGGTGTTTTCTGTTCCTATTCCAAGAAACTTTGGATATTGGCAAATCGGCGAAGTATTAAAGCAAATGAAAGAAGAAGCGGAAAGCTATTTTAAAAAGCAGTTATCAGCCAGGACAAGCGATTTTAACTATTCAATTGGAATGAGGATAGCTGGTGACATCAAAGAAATTTCAGAGCTTTTTTCGCTTTGTGTCCCTAGTTTATGGGACTTTGAATATCAGAAACAAGCTTTTGAAAAGGTGAAATCAATTTGGGATAAAAAGGTTAACTGAAGAAGTTCAATACAGAAACAATGAGGGACTTTTGTCCCTTTTTGTCTTAACCATAAACAAGAAAACAAAATGAATGCACCTTTATTTTCAATCCACTCAATTAAGGCCTTGGAGGCCCGTACATTTTCCGTATTTCGTGCAAATATTGAGAACACTCCCGAAAAATTAGAACTAGCTAAAAAGCTTTTCCCTAGTTCGGATTTTTACTTTGAATTTCATTACACGCCTATTTCTTTAAAGGTAGTTTTTGGGGGTTAATTACCCCCTTTATTTCGCCCTATTTTTAGCCCGTTTAAGACCTTTAAATTTTCGCCTATGTAACACCACTCAAAAAAATATATCTCTTTACTACGGGCCTAAAAATGCCCTCCTTTGCCTTTGTAGGTAGCTAGGTTTCCATGCCATGCCACGACCGACCGACCTACGAATGGGCACGGCCGACCGCGACCCCATAGTGTAAAACATGGCGGATTGACCCATAGTGTAAAACATGGCGGAAAAATAGGGTTAGTGTAAAACAGAATGGAAAGTACCGTAGTGTAAAACAAAACCAGGTTGACCCCATGGTGGAAAACAAAATTTCTCTGGGGTGGTAGTGGAAAACAAAACCATTCAGCACAGAAAATTACCATTAGTGTAAAACAAAAATAATTTTGACAATTCCCTTGCATTTGTTGTGCAGAGTCTTGTACCTTAGCATCACACTAAACAATAACAATCATGTTAAAAGATCACCACTTTATTCTTGAGCAGTCAGGGTTTACCCTGGATCTTGAATCCTTCTCCAACGAAGGCATTGTCCTAGACCTATTCTTTGGCAATGGCAAGTCCCTTACCCTTGAGTTGTACGATGACCTCAACGAGCGGTTTACAGACCACTATCGGGTTGTATGTGCAATCCTAGACCCTTTTATTGTTGAACAACTAGAAGCCAATGTAAGACAATGCTTTACGAAATGATGACTGCTACCGAGTACGGTGTACTACGGGGCTTTACCGAAAAATCTACTAGGGTTCACCAAATTATCCGCTCAGGTGTATGGCCTGAGGAATGGGTGTATCCTCCAAAGAGATTAGGCAATCAATGGGTTTTATTTGTATCAACTAACTGGATTAACAATGGTAGAGGAAAAAATTGAGCAATGGATACTAGAGAACTTTGGGGAAGTACCCCATAGTGAAAAAATAGAGATTCTTAAAACCTTCGAGATGTATTGGGATGAGATTAGTTACCGATACGCAGAAATGAAAACACTAGAAAAATATAAACACTTAAAACGATGACATTGGTATATGTTGTAGCCATAGTTATGGTGGCCTATCTTATAGGATTAGGAATAGGTATAGTGAAAAAGAATAATGAAAAATACGAAGTTATTGATTTTCTTATAGGTTACTCTATTGTAATTATCTTCTCTCTAATTTATTTAATAATTAACTAAACACACACGATGAAAGAACTAATTCTAATTCAATCCGAGCTTAAAGCTCCAAAGAACCAATTTAATGCATTCGGCAAGTATAAGTACCGATCCGTAGAGGATATCCTAGAAGCGGTAAAGCCTTTGCTATTGAAGTACGAATGTACCTTGACTATTGAAGACGAGGTCAAAGAAGTAGGAGGTCTTGTATTCATAGAAGCTACCGCAGCAATCCAGGTAGACAAAGAAGGCAGAACGGAAGGCAGAGCCGTTACTGCCCAGGCAGGGATTGATATCAACCGCAAGGGTATGGATGTGGCTCAGAGTTTTGGTAGCTCCTCCTCCTATGCCCGTAAGTATGCATTGAATGGGCTTTTCCTCATAGATGATACAAAAGACCCTGATTCGACCAACGATCATGGTGGTAAAAAAGAGGAGTTAACTCCATCTCATGTGAAGTGGCAAGGAGCAAAGGATTCTCTAGCCAATGGCAAGGTAACCTTAGAGCAAATTAAGTCGGTTTATATTCTTACATCACAAAACGAAAAACTTCTATTATCATGAACTTTAAATGCAGAGCAAGTGCCCTTGGTCAGTTGATGACTAACGCACGGAGTAAAACAGAATCATTGTCTCAGACAACTAAGAGTTACCTAGAGGATTGGTATAAAGAGCAGATTTACGGAGTAAAGAAGCAGATTAAGAGTAAGTACATCCAGAAGGGATTGGCATTAGAAGATACCGCTATCGAGTTTTACTCGGTAGCTATGAACAAGGACTTTATGATTAAGAACCTTGACCACTTCGAGGATGATTTCTTCACAGGTACTCCCGATTGTTTTCACGATGGTGTAGTCTATGACTTTAAAACCTCGTGGGACTGCTTTACTTTCCCTCTGTTTGACGATACTCCAGACATGGGGTATTACTATCAACTCCAGGTTTACATGCACCTGACAGGCTTAAAAAAGGCTAAGTTGGTTTACACCCTACAGGACACCCCAGAGTTCTTGACTTACGAGGAGCCTGTAAGCTACTCCCATGTGGAAGACAAGTA